CAACTCTTAAGCCAAAATCACCGCTAGAGCATGCGGCAAGAAGGTTCCAAGCAAGCTTAACAGGACGGTCGTACGACGCCGTACAAGTCTTCCGGTCAATGTGATGAGAAGTAAACGGCACAATGTCGGAACGCTGGACAACAACGTCACGACTCTTCGTGCCAAACCTCTCGGCCAACTTAGGCTGGAAGCCAACGTCAGCAACCATGTCGTCTCCGTTGCCAATGAACTTCTTCGCGCCACAAACAAGCGCTTGGCTACATCTGGAGAACGTATTGTCTCCCGTTGTAGAAGCTTGGCCAGATGTGTTCACACCTTCTTTGTTGCAACGCCAAACGTCACCCTTGCACTCACACACGTGCTTGTAGTTGACATGTGCAAGCACCATAATCAACTTCGAGACGGCAGGGTCTTTACACGCTTTTACCCTACGCTTCGCGTGGTTGAGGTGGGCTTTCTTGAACATGGTGAAGTCCCACATAGACGCATCACAAGTCAACAAGAACTCCTCGTCTCCGAACATGTCGTCGAATGCACGGCAAAGGTGCTGAACGCCCTCGTCGTGATGACCCATACCAGCGGCAGAATGCGACTTCTCGCCGCTCTGGTACTGCTCAATGTCACGAGCGTTCAGCGCCTTGTGCAACAACTTCTGTACGAAGGTGTCGATGAGAGAACTCACCCAAATCATACGAAAGCGTCCTTGCTTGACCTTTTCAGGCTTGTGGGGCTCACCTTTAAGAGTGAGCAGAATCACATCTTTAAGCCCATACTTGACTACCTGTTCTGGAGTGTAATTCTCCACGTGCATGTGGTGAATGAGCATCAAAATCAGCCGACTCTGAACAAAATCAGTCATAGCGAACACCAACTCGGGGTCATTCGCCCACTTCTTCTTCGTCATGTTACGATAACGAGCGGAAACGCCCGACGACGTGTCTTCAAAAGAAGCAGCGAGCTTGTACCAGCCTTCGAAACCACGCTCAGCATGGGACTGAAGCGGCGTCGTATCAAACTGCTGACATCCGGCTTCAAGGGCAGCATCCCAATCTTCCTCTGTCGCAGAAGGTGGCGCCACGCTAGCCAACGCAGCGTGAGCTTTCATGGAAGCCATCAAGTTGGCCTTCGTGTTCTCGGGCGTGACCCATTGTGTGTCTTCACAGCCCAAGTCCTTAATAAGAGCACGAACGGCATTCGCCCTCT